AAATTACAGCAGGTTCTTTCAAGAATGGTACCAGACGGCGTGTTCTTAGATGCGGACGGCATTGCTGAAGTGGATTTAGGTAATGGAACAAATTATAATCCGCAAGAAGCACTTAATATGTATTTCCAAACAGGTTCTGTTATAGGTAGATCAATGAACCAAGACGGTGATTTTAATCAAGGTAGAGTTCCTATTCAAGAGCTAAGAACTGGTGCTGGTAATACTAAAATAGCTAGTTTGATAAATAGTTATAATTATTATTTACAAATGCTGCGTGATGTTACAGGATTAAATGAAGCAAGAGATGCAGCTATGCCAGATAAAAACGCTTTATTAGGTGTACAAAAATTAGCAGCAGCAAATAGTAATACAGCAACAAGACATATATTACAAGGCGGTTTATATGTAACATTAAAAACAGCTGAGTCAGTTTCATTAAGAATTGCAGATGTTTTAGAATATGGAAATACACAACAATCATTTATACAGTCTTTAGGTAAGTTTGATGTTGCAACTTTAACTGAAATAAAAGAATTGCATTTACATGATTTTGGAATATTCTTAGAACTATCGCCAGACGTTGAAGAAAAACAATTATTAGAAAACAATATACAGATTGCAATAGCCCAAAAACAAATAGAACTTGAAGACGCTATTGATGTTAGAGAAATAAAAAATCTTAAGTTAGCTAATCAATTATTAAAACTTAGAAGAAGAAAGAAGTTTGAAAGAGATCAACAAATAGCTCAACAAAATATTCAAGCACAAGCACAAGCTAATGCACAATCTGCACAAGCAGCAGCCGCAGCTGATTTACAAAAACAACAAGGAATAGCTGAAACTAAAGTAAAAATTGCGCAAGCACAAACTCAGTTTGATATTCAAAAATTAGAAAGAGAAGCTGCAATTAAGAAAGAATTAATGGAATTCGAATTTGAATTGAACATGTCGCTTAAAGAAAAGGAAGCAGACGTAATTAAAAATAAAGAGAAATATAAGGAAGATAGAAAAGATGAAAGAACAAAAATACAGGCATCTCAACAATCTGAATTAATAGACCAGCGTAAAACTGGCAAACCACCGAAAGATTTTGAATCTGCAGGTTTTGATAACCTTGGTGGATTTGGTTTAGAACAATTTGAACCAAGATAACATTTTTTAACAATTATATAATATTATATTATGGCAGAAGAAATTAAAGCTAAAGTACTAGACTCAGATGAAAAGTCTATACAAGAAAAAGAACAAGAAGTACAGAAAAAATCATCAAATTTTGATGAAGAAACTGGTATGTACAAAGTAGATTTAACAAAAGTTAACGAACAAAAACCACAAGAAAATGCCGTTCAAGAACAGGAAACAAAGGATGGCGTGCTACGCGGAAGCGGCGAGAATGAAGAAACTGGGGAAAAAGCCGAAGTGGAACTGCAAGGAGTACGCGAAGAAGAAAAAATAGAACCACCTATAGTAGAAGAAATTATAGAGGATGAAACAGATACAGTTAAAGCAGATACAGTTAACGAGAAAGGAGTGGATGGACTCTTTGAGAATCCCAACTCCACACCGGAACAAGAAGAAATACTACAGGAAGATAAAGCACAAGAGCCAGAGCCTAAAGTAGATTTACCTGAAAATATCCAAGAATTAGTAAAGTTCATGGAAGAAACAGGTGGAAGTATTGAAGACTATGCGCGATTAAATGCGGATTATTCTAATGTAGATGATAATACTTTATTAGTAGAGTATTATAAAAAAACAAAACCACATCTTAGTTATGATGAAATTCAATTCTTAATGGAAGATAAATTTTCAGTAGATGAAGAATTAGATAATGATAAAGATGTGAGACGAAAAAAATTAGCTCTTAAAGAAGAGGTTGCAAGCGCTAAAAACTTTTTAACAGGTCTCAAGGATCAATATTACAAGGAAGTCAAGTTGGGTTCTAAGTTAGCTCCTGAGCAACAAAAAGCAATAGAGTTTTTTAACCGATACAATAAAGAGCAAAAATCAGCTGATGAATTATTAGCGAAGCAAACAACACATTTTAAGCAAGAATCGAGTAAAATTTTTAACGAAGAATTTAAAGGTTTTAACTTCAAAGTTGGAAAGAAAAAATACCGTTTTAATGTTAATGATGTTGATAAAGTAAAATCACAAAATTTAGGAAAAGTTTTTGATAAATATGTTGATAAGAATAATCTTCTTACCAATGCTAGTGATTTTCATAAATCTTTATATGTTGCTTCAAATCCTGATGCTATAGCAAACCATTTTTATGAGCAAGGTAAGGCAGATGCTATAAAGCAAATGTCTGCAGAAGCTAAGAACATTAATATGAATCCTAGAAAAACTGCAGACGGTTATGTTGAAACCGGAGGAATAAAAGTAAGAGCTATCTCAGGTGATAATGATACTAAGCTAAAATTCAAACTTAAAAATTATTAAAACCTTAAAATAAATTAAAAATGGCAAGTACAAATTTTGCAGTTGGGACTGACGGTTTAGTCAAGCCTAGCACTCAAAAAATGACTCTAGCTAGTTCTTATTTAGATATAAGAAATAATGGCTGGGCTCAACAATATCTACCAGAGCTATATAGCGAGGAGATAGAAAAATATGGAGACAGATCTATATCTGGATTCATTCAAATGTTAGGTGCAGAAATGCCTATGGCTTCTGATCAAGTTATTTGGTCTGAGCAAGGTAGATTGCACATTGCATATCAAGCAACAGTTGCTGCAGCTACTGGACAATTATCAGGAATCAAAAATATTGATGATGTTAATGGATCAGACGTTGCTCACTCATTAAGAGTTGGTAATACTGTAGTAGCTGAAGTTAATAACGTAGTATTTAAAGCTTATGTTAAATCAGTAGGAACTAATCCTATTCTTAAACCTTATGGTGCTGAGAACATGGATGATCTTTCTGGTATTAGCGCAGGTAATGCTACAATTAAATTTTTCGTTTATGGTTCTGAATTTGGAAAAGGAACAGACGGAATGGCAGAATCTATTGAGCCAAAGTTTTTATCTTTAAGTAATCAACCTTTGATTATTAAAGATCACTTTGAAATCAATGGATCTGACGCTGGACAAATTGGCTGGATTGAAGTTTCTGGTGAAAGCGGACAAGGCGGATTTTTATGGTATTTAAAATCTCAAGGAGATACTTCTAAAAGATTTGAAGACTATTTAGAAATGGTAATGGTTGAGGCTGAAAAGTCTGTAGCTAGTGCTGATGCTGATATTCCTGCTGGATCAGAAGGTTTATTTGCAGCGATTGGTTCAAGAGGTATCGTTGGTACTGGAATATTCGATGATGCTGCTGACCCAGTATTAGCAAGTTTCGATACATTATTACAAGAACTAGATAAGCAAGGATCTATTGAAGAAAACATGTTATTCTTAGATAGAGGTGCTAATCTAGGTATTGATGATATGTTAGGAGCTATTAATGCTAACTTTGATGGCGGTACATCTTTCGGTGTATTCAACAATTCACAAGAAATGGCGTTGAATTTAGGATTTTCAGGATTTAGAAGAGGTTCTTATGACTTCTATAAAACTGACTGGAAATATCTAAATGATAAGTCAACAAGAGGTTTAACTGGTGGTTTAGAAGGAGTATTAGTTCCGGCTGGTACATCTTCTGTATATGATCAAAATCTTGGTCAAAACATCAAGAGACCATTCTTGCATGTAAGATATAGAGCATCAGAAGCTGATGATAGAAAACTAAAAACTTGGATTACTGGATCAGTTGGTGGACCAACTAGTTCAAACTTTGACAAGATGGAAGTTAACTATCTATCAGAAAGATGTTTAGTAGTTCAAGCTGCTAACAACTTTATTAGATTTGATTCTTAATATCTATTTTATATAAGAGGACGGGTGCTTCGGCACCCAGCCTTTTATTTTTAACTTTTATTATATTATATCATGGAAAAAACAAAACAAAAAAAACAAACAGACGTAAAGCCTAATTATAAAGACAGGCTATACGAATTAACCATAAATGAAACACCTATTGTTTTTATATTAAAAAGTAAAGGTATATTATGGTTTGATCCTGAAAAGGGTTATGAAAGAGAGGTAAAATATTGTCCAAACCAAAAAACAATATTTGTAGATGAAATGAAAGGCGTTCAAAGATTAGAACACGTTTCGTTTAGAGATGG